ATCTTGACCAACGCCATACACATCGCCACTTGATTTGGTTGTAATGGATAACCAATGTAAGCACTCCACAATTCGGCAATCCGTTTGTGGTTGTAGTAAGGGTGTCCGTAACTCTCGCCTCTAGCGTGGATAGTTTTGATAACCTCATCAAATAACTTCTCAGTTTTTGTCATAGTCAAATACCTCATCGGTCTTGGCTTTGTTGTTAATCATTCTGCGGTGCAGATCCCAGCCATCCTTGCGACCACGCCAGTAGTGCAGCTGTGCCGCATTCTCTTTAACATGTTCAATGTACCAACCGATAACACCTGCAATTAACAGTGCATAACACACTGTGTAAAATATATCTACAGTTATCATGTAGCCCAATCTATGCCAACATACTTTGTGGCATGGCAACAGTGTTGCACTTGTGTATGACTTTGTGGATTATTTGGGGCGTAGTTTGTATAACGATTAGGTAACGATGTTACCCGTAATACCGCCCGAGAGCTGTAAATGAGCCATCCTTGTCAATAGGCACTAACGTGGGTGTTAGTGTCTTTCCTACGGCTTCTAGTATAGCAAAGCCCATCTGCCAATTAGCGCTTCCATAGCGGATATAAGAGGCTTTTTTTCTGTCCATAAGATTACCTACCTCAACCCCATATAAGGGTCTGTAATGGCTTCCTATGGCCTCTGTATAGGCACTCATGCCCAGCCTGTGCGAGTGCCCCGCCAAAACGGATTTTCCAAATTTCTTGGCTAGGTTAAGCGAAGTAATGCCAGCGTGTTGGCTCATGTTGCCCTCATCCCCATGACAGAGCAACCAATTTGGCCAAAATTCATAGGCTGTCTTGTAATAGTCAATGCCCATAGACGCAAAATCCATAAACTTAGGGTATTGCAACTCTGGTAATCCGATTAAGCCAGGTGCTTTTAGTAAAGTGCTATAAAGGCGATCAGTATGATTACTGCGGATAACACTAGCCTTTGCACTGTACTCGGTAAGAGACCATAAGATATCTTGACAAGCTGCACGATCCTCGTTAAGAGTCTGACTATAAGCCAAAGGTGTGCCATCGGCCCACTTGCTAATCGTCTGGAAGTCAATCTCATCCCCAACACATAAAACCTCATCAAACTTTTCACGTCTTGCCAATTTAATGACGTTTTTGACTGCCTGCTCATGCTGGTAGGGAATTTGTAAATCTGAAATTACTAACCATCTTTTTACCGCAACACGCTTAATCGTCATCCTCGTCATCGTAAGGATCAATTACAGGAATGATGCCGTCTTTACCAGTGATCCAGTCTGGCAGTGTGCGTTGATCTGTAAGTAACCAGAATGCACGCTCAGCTGTAAAACCTGCAGCAATAGCAGCCTTATAGCATGAATGCAGTGCAATATAATGCTGATCTAACTTACTTAATGGCTCAGCCATCTTACGCACCCTACGTCTTACAGGTTTCTTACGTTTGCTCGTGTTTGCCATAATTAAATTATCGCTCACTAATTGCAATAAAGAGATCATCAACACGCTTTTCTAACCTTGTTAACTGATCTTTCATGCTAGTACCACCATTAGGCCGTAGCTCGTTGAGCCAACCTTTAACTATAAAACGTAATCCGATGAGACCGCCTGATAGCACGGCAATAACGCCAGCGCCAAAGCCAGCCCATTCTGTAGGTGTCATGCTTCATCTGCACCGATGCCATAGGCACTGTCGGATTTGTCTAAAGCCCTAGCTGCTGGTCCTGCGAGTGCTGCTACTACCACTGATATAACTGGATCAAGTCCTAGCTCATTACTTGCTAAGAATGTTAACAATGATACAAGCACACCCCTAAAGTATGATTTAAGTATTGCTTTTTGTTTATCGCTTATTTTCATATTTTGCCCCCTATTAGTGGTATGTCAAACGGTCTGCCGTCTGTATCTCCTGCTTTTGTAAAACTAATGTGTATATGTTTTGTGTGTGGGTTGATGCCTTTGTATCTGCGCCATTTATAGTTTAAGAGTTTGCTAGCGATGTGGTGCTGGAAGATGACGTATGATAAACGTTTATCGGTTTTCGCACACTGTTTGATTTGGTCAGCCAGATAAGCTGCGATCCCTTCTGGCTCACCCAGGCGAGAATCAATATCAATGGCTCTGACCCACCCCTGCTCATCTGGATTATGATCTGATTTTCTTCTGGCATGGCGACTATCGCCCAACCATCCTTCACTGGCAAGACCCCTAGACGGAAACCACGTATCAATTTGATCTCTTAACTGCACACCAGCTGCACATAATTTAGGTTGCATTAGCTAAGCAGGAGTTTTGCTTCATCCTCATTGATACCAAGTTTTGCAAGCAATTCAGTTTTAGCCTGTGCCTTTGCATCGGCTTCGGCTTTTTCTTTTTGAGATTCTGCTTGATCTATTTGATATTGAGCAAACTCAGCATCGTTCATTTCTCTATCAATAAACTCATCGACTGTCGTATATATTCTTATTGTAGGTTTTTTCATACTATTTGACTCCATAAATGTAGGCGGTTCCTGCTGCGAAAGTATTGTCACATGCAATTGTAATAGAAGTTATTGCAGCAGAATTATTATACATACCACCAGCTTGATGAAATGGCACAGATGACGTAGCGGTCAAAGTTGCATAACATTTTGAGGCAATAAAAACTTCAGTTGTATCATTTATTCGGTTAATGTCTATTGTTCCATAACATTTTTCACCAGCACCCGATAATGTGCCAATAGTGCCAATTCGGTATGATGTAACGTTTGTTGCTTGTTCTGCGCTAATAGAACCACTATTAGCCAATGCACTAGAACGATTGTAATTACTTCCTGTATCGCCATTTAATCTCATTGTAAAAGCGGCTACAGCACTTGAAGCATATATATCAGATAATACGATAAAGTAATTTACATAATCTGTTGCAGTAAAGGTTGAACTTGTAACGCTTGCACCTGATAAAGACATGGTTTGCAATAAAGTAAGTGAACCACCACCAGCAGGCGTAGCAAACTTTAATCCTGTTGCTTCACTGCTATCTGCTGTCAATACTTGTCCGTTTGTGCCTACTGCTAATCTTGCATCACTTGTGCTGAAAGTATAAAGATCACCTTTTGTGGTTAATGGAGATACTGCGCCAGCTTGTATGTAATCGTAAAATATAGATGCGCCTGTTGCAGTGAAATATAATATACCTGCATCATTTTGTGGCAAGATTAAACTGCCAGCGGTTGCTACTGTTGCTGTACCTGCTGTGACTGTGCAAGCACCAGCGCCCAAGTTTTGTATGAACACTGTGTCGCCTGCTGCAAATAATCCTGTGTTCACTGTAATTGTTGTAGCACCTGCCGCATTCATAGCAACAGTTGTACCTGCATCTGCAGCTACTAATACATAAGATGCGGTCTTAGCAGTTGCAGCACCACCGCCCATAGCGGTTTGTTGTAGCGATGTCATTTGGGCTGCGGTTAATACCTGCCCAGTCGTAAACGATTGCTTAGCGATGATATTCTCCTTTAGTAACTGAGCACATTATAGTCTAAAGTGCCGTAGATATTGTTATTTAGAATCAGCGCATCTATAACTGGCTCTAGGGTTGTAAAGAAAACCTTAAAGCTGTTAGGTGTGATTGTGTTGGATACGCCAAAGATTTGTAGGGTGCGGTCTAGGGTCGAGCCGCCAGGCTGTGTAGTTACTACCTGTATGGGGTCAAAGAAATCTAGCTCTAGGGCTGCAAGTATGCCTGCATTGTAATTAGGCGTGTATAAATCTAGCTCTATGCCATCGCATCGTACTTCTGTTTCGGCTCTACTTGCGACATAAGCCTGCGCATAATCTAGCGCTACTGCATCGGTTTGCATAAGTAGATCCTGCAGGTTATAGCTGTGTATAAAATACTTGTCTATAGAGTCCTGATTGATGGCGGTCTGTGGTGAGCCACCTGACCTGCTGATCTGTGCTGAATTAAATATAAGAGTATCGTCTAGCTTCCAATTAGCGTTGGCATAAGGTATGCCTGTGCCGTCATCGTTAAAGGTAGTGACTGTGCCAGCTATTGATCCAGCGGTTACTGCCCTATCCTGAAATACGAAATCGCCATTAGTATCTACATAAAATGCGCCATACTCGGAATCTGTAACTGTTTGTAAGGCTGTAAGGGAAGTGCGTGGGCTACCTGGATCGTTTTGCAGAGTCGTCAACCCAGGATCTATATCACGAGATGTCGCTGGCCAGTCAATTTGATCTAATATTTGATTGATGCGTGTGCCTGATAAATCGCCAGCCGTAGCACCTGTAACTGTACTTATCTGTGCATTCTGAGCAAGCCTAAACGCATCTACAGCTTGTATAGTTGTATAGGCTACCTCTGTAGCATCTTTAGGCTGTGTATTAACGTATGAAGTAATAAAGCCAGAGAATATGCTGTAAGTGTTAGCGCCATAGGTTGCAGTGATCTGCACTTTTTTCATAGGTGTCAGTAATGTGTAATAAGGTGATCCTGGGTTAGTAGGGTTGAAGTCGCCATTCTGATCTACTATGCGTAAAGTAAGTGTGCCTGTTTGAAATTGATCTGCTAAAGCACTGCGCCCTCTAGCAGTCTGTATAAAATCTACCTGGTTAGATACATCAACAATTACAGCCGTAGAATCTGCTAACACGTTTACATCTAATAGCCCAGTGTCTAAAATCATTGCCTGTGCAAATGCTGGCCCAGTGCTAAAGTTTATTATTGCATTAACTGTAGGTACTGGCATTACTGAATACCACCAGCAGGTACTAACTTGTTGCCGTATTTTAGATTTACTCTCACTAACTCAGCTACAGCCTGTATTAAATTGTCGCTAGTTGCATTAGGCGCTATCTCTAACGTAGCTTGTGTAGGTGTAGATGCAGCAGCACCAGCAGCCGTAGGTGCTTGATTTGTTACACCTTGTGGCACAGTATATGTAGTAGATCCCTCAAATGGTGCTATTTGGTTACGGCCACGTGCTGTCATCTCACCTGTAGAAGTAAATAAAGGATTAGGCCTACTGGCTAGTACGTCTAAGAATGTAGCAGCACTGTTGGCGGCTGTCGCTAGTCTGTTAGCACCTGCAGCAGCTTCTAGTTCTGCGTTGTATTTCTTAGCCAGTGCCTCGTTATTATCTAATATAGCAAGCTGCGCCCTAATACGTAATTTAGTTTCGTCATCGGTTGCAGCGTTAAGGGCTGCAGTTAGTCCTATGCGTTCTAGATCAAACTTGTCTTTTAGTTTGTCTACTTCTGTTTTTGCTTTTACTTGTGCGTTTAATGCTTTTAATGCAGCTGCGGTGTCTTTAGTACGTTTCAATAATACAGCATTAGCACGCTCTATATCTTTAGTAGCACTTGCGCCCAATTCATAGGTAAAGTTAGATTTAGGCTTATTAGTTGACTGACCCAAACGAGACAAACTACCAAATACACTGATATCAAATAGAAAATCTGTTAATTTTTTTACTCCTGGCAGTTTTTGCAATTCTGCTATTAGCACGCCTACTCCAGTAATAATGTCTGCAGTTGTCTTGCCAAAGTTTTCCATTTTTGTTGCTGTGTCTGCAATACTTGTGTCTTTACTTAATGCCTCTAACGCACCTATTATCCCCTCACCAATTTCTTCTTTTACATTTTCTGATGCAACTTTAAGTATGTCCATTTTGCCTGCGTAGGTAGTCAATCTAGCTGCTGATTGCCCTGTAAACTTGTCATTTAATTCGGCTAGTATTGCATCCATGTCGCCAGCTTTTAGTGTGGCCTTACTTATGCCTGCGCCTAGTCTGCTAAGGCCTGCAGTATTGCCTGAAAATCCACGTGTTAATGCTGCGCTTACTTCGGTAAGTGATTTACCTGTGGCTGCACTTATGTTTAATGCTACGCCTAATGCTTCTTGGCTTTTAGTGATTGATCCAGTAACTGTCAATAACTGCTGAAATGCTGGCCGTAACTGATCGTCTAAGACTCCTGTAGTTTTCTGCAAGTTAGCTATAAAATATTCTACAGATGGTGCGCTAAATGCAAAGCCTGTATTCTTTAATTGTATCTCTAATGCTTTGGCTGCTTTCTCATCGGCTGCAAACGCTTTTACCGCATTCTTACTGTAGTTGAGTAATGCAGTGGCGCTAAAGACTGCTGCAAAGGTTTTACCAAAGCCTTTTATTTGTTTCTCAAAGGCGGATACTTCTTTCTTACCTTTTTTTAATCCCTTGTTATCAAAGGTGCTAAGTGCCGATACTACTAAGGTAGGCACAATTACACGCCCCTGAATCCACGAGCTCTACGCTCTTTGTAAAATCCTATTACCTGTGATCTTTGCTCTAGTGGCATCTTTTTATAGTATGCAAATATTGCATCATCTAACGCCTTTTTTAAGTCTGCGTATATTGGCCCTTGCTCTTTAGCCCAGACTTTGTAAATTACTCTACCTTTATTCTTACGACCTCTGCGCCCTACTGATCCTGCTAATGTTGCATCTACTACGTTAGGTAATGCTTGTATAAATTGCACACCAGCATTAGGGTTCAATGATGCGCCTTGTGCGCCTGTAGTTTTACGGCCAGCAGTCTCATAGATTGCGCCAGATGCTGACTCATTTGATACATAATTGTAAACAGAGTAGCCGCTTTTGTTTTTCTTATTAGGGCCTAATTTATATTTAATGCCTTGCCTGGCTGTGGCTTGATCGTATGCAGGAAACGGCCTGCGCTGACCTTCCATCGGCTCAGCTTGTTTCAGCCAGCCACTCAACACATTTTGATTAGATGGGAACTCATCTTTAGACTTTTGCGCTACTTTAATCATAGGTGTTTTTAGCGTGTCTTTAACATTCTTGTACATATCTTCGTCAAGCTCATCTATAGCTTTAAGGAACTCTCTAACGCCGTTTACGACTACTGGCATTTCGGACCTCCTTAGCTCTATCTGTCAATACTTGGATGATAGCCCGATACATCTGCGTATCCATGTCTCTAAACTCGCTAGGCGGTATTCCAGTTTCTACAGCTAATTGAGCAATACTGTAGAAAATAGAATCACGCCCAACTATTTTTTTTCTTCGTCGAGTACCTCGACCACATCTAATGAATCTATAAACTCGATGCCAAATAAAGGTACTGTAACGTTAGCCCTACGTAAGCACTCCCATGCAAGCCAGTAAATTTCGGTCTGCCGTTCATGATCACGTAGGACTTTACTAATTCCTGATCCGTACTTTAACTCAAAAGCGTACTCGACACCTGGCGTAATCTTGTGTTCAGATACTTCGCCATTAGCCCTTGTTATCTTTAGCTTTGCCATTACTACTCCTTATACTGTTACGTCTACTACGATAACACTTTGGCAGGTAAATGTAATTGACTGTGTGCTGATGTCGCCTACTGCGCCATTTACATCCTGTGTGTTATTTACAAGCACTGTAGTTTGAAACTCTGGGTTAGTTGCGCTAATTGCAGCACTTGTCTGCTTAATTGTTAGTGGCACTGTTGTACCCCATGCAGCCTGCAGCGTTGCGTTAACATTGCTTGCAGCTGTGTCATTTAAGAAGTCAAGTGTGATAGTGCTAGCCTCTAGGCCTTTTGCAAACTTATGTGCGGTATCGCCCATAGCTGTTACTTCTAATTCATCAAATGAACGGTTAATTGTTACGGCTGTTACGTGGTTGCTTAGATCCACGCTGTTCAGAGTAACAACAACGCCATTGCTTAAATAGATTGCCATTATTCGTTGTCCTCATCTTTTCAGCCTGCTCTCTCCCTGAGACAGTCCGAACAGTGCCAGACTCACCTTTTAGCAAACCAGAGACGATCTAATTGACACAGATTGATGCAGAAGTAATCCCGATTAAACGAGGGGTCGGGCTAATTGGTAGCACCACGCCAAGAATACATACGCCTTTACTTACTGGTAATACTAAAGCGCAAGAAGTAGCAGATTTAGCAGTACAAATAGGTTTGCCGCTTATCCCCTGGCAACGTTGGGTACTAGATGACTTACTAGCTGTAGATGATGCAGATAATTGGCGCAAGAAAACAGCCCTAGTGCTCGTAGCTAGACAAAACGGAAAAACTCACCTTGCACGTATGTTAATCCTGGCGCATTTGTTTCTATGGGATAGCAAGAATGTATTAGGCATGTCATCTAATCGTAATATGGCACTAGATACATTTAGGCAGGTTGCATACACGATAGAGGATAACGAGTTTTTAAAAAAGCACGTGAGACAGATAAGACTTGCTAACGGTCAAGAATCTATTAGCTTAAAGAATGGCGCTCGCTATGAGATAGCAGCAGCTACAAGAGATGCACCACGTGGTAAGACTGCAGACTTTCTATATCTTGATGAGTTACGTGAATGGACACCCGAAGCGTTTACAGCTGCATTACCAGTAACACGTGCAAGGCCTAACGCCATGACTTTTATAACAAGTAACGCAGGTGATGGATTTAGTAGCGTGCTTAACGAGCTAGTAGAGCGTTGCAAGTCTTATCCGCCAGAGAATATGGGTTACTACGAGTACAGCGCACCGCAACACTGCAAAATTACAGATCGTAAAGCGTGGGCTATGGCAAACCCAGCATTAGGTCATTTGATTACAGAGCAGACATTAGAGGAATCTGTAAACACAAACAGCATAGAAGCTACACGTACTGAGATGTTATGCCAGTGGATAGATAGCGCAGTAAGCCCCTGGGTCTATGGCAGTATAGAGGCTTGCTCTGACAGTACCTTAGAGATACCTGTAGGCCCACAGACAATTATGGCATTTGACATAGCACCTACACGCAGATCAGGTGCATTAGTTATGGGTCAAGTCAAAGACGGCAAGATAGCAGTAGGTCTAGCACAGCTATGGTCTAGTGATGTTGCTATTGATGAGATCAAGATGGCAAGTGATATAAATGAGTGGGCTAGAAAATACCATCCGACTATTATCTGCTTTGACAAGTACGCAACACAGACACTTAGCACACGCCTAGAGCAAAGCGGGTGGAAGATGCAGGATGTTAGCGGTCAAGCCTTCTACCAGGCATGCAGCGACCTATCCGATGCTATGGCTAATAACAGAGTTGTACATTCTGGCCAAGCCGAGCTAGTACAGCATCTAAATAATTGTGCGGCTAAAACTAACGATGCAGGCTGGCGCATTATTCGCAGAAAATCGGCAGGTGATGTTACAGCTGCAATATCCCTGGCTATGGTAGTTAGCGAATTAACGAAACCGCAACGCACTGCTGCCATATTTGTTTAATTAGTACCATTTGTCCGTTTCGTGGTATATTATGCTGATATGGGTATATTGTCTGCTTTGGGATTAACCAAAAATAAAGAACCTTTACAAGCGCAGTATGCCCCTGCAATTATGGACACAGCTTATGGCTATGGTTCATTTACAACAGGTGTAGGTAATTTTCCTGGCGGATTAGATCGCAACCTTGCTATGCAAGTACCAGCTGTATCTCGTTGCCGTAATTTAATCGCAGGTGTAGTAAGTTATTTGCCATTAGAGTTGTATAAAAAATCTACAGGTGCAGAATTAGCCAAGCCACTTTGGTGCGACCAACCAGATATTCGACAGCCACGATCCGTCACTATTTCGTGGACTGTCGATAGTCTTATATTTTATGGAGTTGCATATTGGCGCATTACAGAATTATATGCAGATGATTTACGACCATCAAGATTTGAATGGGTCGCTAATAATCGAGTTACATTTACTACTAACAAGTTTGGCACAGAAGTTGATGAATACTTTGTAGATGGTGTTAAAGCACCTATGTCGGGTATTGGATCACTTATTACATTTCAAGGACTAACACAAGGTGTATTACAAACATCTGCACGTACAATACAAAGCGCATTAGATTTAGAAAAAGCCGCAGCTGTATCTGCTGCAACACCTATGGCAACAGGATTTATCAAAAACACTGGTGCAGATATGCCCGAAGCACAAGTACAAGGATTGTTAGCCGCATGGAAGTCAGCACGTCAAAATAGAAGTACAGCGTATTTAACTAGCACATTATCTTATGAGCCAGTCGGATTTAGTCCTAAAGACATGATGTATTCAGAAAGCCAGCAATACCTGGCTACACAAATTGCAAGAGCCATGAACGTGCCTGCATATTACATAAGCGCAGATATGAATAACAGTATGACTTATCAGAATATAATTGATGGTCGTAAAGAGTTTGTAGCCTACTCGCTACAGCCTTATATCTGTGCTATAGAGGATCGTTTAAGCATGAACGATATAACAGCTGCTGGCCATATTGTGCGTTTTAACATAAGTGAAACTTTCTTACGATCAGACGATAAAGCAAGACTAGAGACAATAGAGAAAATGCTAACGCTAGGACTTATTGATATAGAGCAAGCAAAAGAAATGGAAGACCTAACACCAAACGGAAATGAGAGCGATAATGCTACTTACATTCAGTAGTCAGATAGAAAGCGCAGATAATGAGCGCAGAGTTATAGCAGGCAAAATCGTGCCGTTTGAAGAGGTAGGTAATACTTCTGTAGGCAAAGTTGTATTTGCTAAAGGGTCAATAGAGATAGGCGACCCTGGCAAAATTAAGATGCTTATGCAACACAGCCCAGATAAGCCAATAGGCAGAATGCAAAAGTTTAATCAGGCAGAAGATGGTATTTACGCTAGCTTTAAGATAAGTGCCAGCATGCAAGGTCAAGATGCTTTAGTGCTTGCAAGTGAGCAACTTATAGACGGTTTATCTGTAGGCGTTGACGTAAACAAATCTGTACAGAAAAAAGATTATTTATATGTAACTAGCGCAATCTTAAAAGAGGTTAGCCTAGTCGAAAGCCCAGCGTTTAGTAACGCTCAGGTAACTAAAGTTGCTGCTAGCGAAAGCGAAACAGAGGACACAAATCAACCAAAAGAAAGCGAGGCTCCTGTGGAAGATTTAGCAACAGCCCCACAAGAAGCAAAGGCAGAGGCTGCTACTCCTACAGTAGAAGCTGCACGCCCAGTAATTACAGCACCACTTATTCAAACAACCCTTCGTACGCCAATTACATCTATGGCTGCTTACACAGAGCATAAGATTAAGGCTGCACTAGGTAATGATGATTCAAAGCTATACGTAACAGCAGCGGATGATGCGTTCAGTAATAACGGTGCATTTAACCCAACACAATATCTAGCCGAGTTTGTAACTAATACACGCTTTGGCACACCAGCTATTGATGCCTGTTCACAAGGTGTATTACCACAAAACGGTATGA